ACCTAGATCATCCTTGCATTTGTTGGCGAGATCCATACTTAAATCAATGTATCCAATGGATAGAATTTTAGAAGAGGCAACATTGCCAGGATCTGGTGGTTTGACAGCAGACTTTTGGCTACCGCTAAGAAAAACAATAGTTGAAGTTCATGGGGAACAACACTACAAATTCATACCCTTTTTTCATAATACAATGTTGAACTTTTATCATTCCAAAAAAAATGATAAAAATAAAATAGAGTGGTGTGAAAAAAACAACATTTACCTTATAGAGTTACCATTCAATGAATCAGAACAACAATGGCGAAAAAGAATTGAAGGTTAGCGAAGAAGAAAAATTTGATTCTCTTTTAGATAGCTATGAAAATTCAATAGGTTTATCCTCAATCCCTAAAGATTTAGAATTTACTTGTATGAAGTACCTATATCTTTCGCAAGAAGAGTTAAAAAAAATGTCTTCTGAAGATTGTGCAGAAGCTTGTGTTCTATTAAATAGCTTCTCCTTTCATTTATCTAGAATGCTCAACAGAGAAAAAGCAAAATTAAGATGGTGCAACGAAAAGATATTAAAAGCTATTTCGTCTAAACTTACAGATTATAGATACTTCTCTCCAGATGAAAGAATGGCATTATCAGTTAAAGATGATGATTATGCACAAAAAGTAAAAATGCTTGCAGTAAAGATACAAGCAAGAATAGACAGGACAGAATATTTACCTATAAGAGTAGAAAAGGTTTCTGATACATTTTCTAATCTTTCTTACAACAAAAGGAAAAATAATGAGCGTAATATCTAAATTAAAAGAAGCAATACAAAAAAGTGATTGGGTATTAGTAGATGAAGTATTGCAGGATTTGGCTGGCGTTGTAGTGCTTAATAATAAAAAAGAAAAAGTAATTGAACAAAAAAAAGAATCTATTGTTGAAACAGTTAAAAATGATGATGTTCAATTGAATAAATTCATGGTGAATACGAACAATACTACAGCAAAGACAAAAGAATCAGTTGCTAGGCCAGTATTTCAAAACAAATTTGTAGATGATCAAACTTTAGAATGTTCTTTTATTGAAGAGCAATCTAAAGATCTACAACCTAAGAAATACAGAAGGCCAGTAGATGAATCTTCTGGATTTCAAAGCGTTAACTGTACAAAATGTTCCAATACTATGGAAATAACCTCAGAGGAATATGCGTTTAAGTCTAGAGATAATGAATCTTCTGGATTTATATGCGTTCCTTGCATGAAAAAAGCGGTGAGAAGATGATAGATGTAGGTGCAGAAAGAGTGGTCTTAGCTGGACTTTTTCAGAAAGGCTACGATTGTTTTATTGAAGTTGCAGATATCATTGATGAAAACTGTTTTTCTAGCGATGACAATGCTGCTATATTCAAATGTTTTTCAAAAATAATTACTGATAAGAGTTCAAGGGTAGATATACCAACAGTTATTTCTACTGCTGAATCTTTAAACTTATCACAGTTTTTTAAGACATCAGAACAGGCAAAGTATTTAAGATCACTAACTAGTTTTCCAGTTGAGTTAGTTAATGCCAGAAAAAGTGCAGCAAAGCTTAAAAAGTTGAGCATTGCTAAAAACTTATCTTTAAATCTAATTAATGGTGCGAACACACTTGAAAATGTGACTGGTGATGAGCCTATAAGTCATATTATTTCTATTGCAGAATCATGTGTTTTAGATGCAACATTTAAGATTTCAAACTCCGAAGATCCTAATCCAAAGCTAATGAGCGATGGCATAGAAGAATATGTTGAGTATTTAGAGTCAAATCCAATTTCACAGTTGGGTATTTCCTCTGGATTCAAAGCATATGATATGGCTATTGGGGGTGGATTTAGGCCAGGAACAGTGAATCTTATTGGTGCTAGAATGAAAACTGGTAAAAGCTTTTTTGCTGACAATGTTGGCATTAGCGTATCATCAAACAAGATTCCAGTCTTAATGCTTGATACAGAAATGACAGAGAAAGATCATTGGCATAGAATATTAGCTTGTATGTCTGGAGTTAAAATAGAAGAAATTGAAAGTGGTTTGTTTTCAAAAGATGTTTCAAAAAGAAATAGTATTAAAAAGGCTATTGAAAAAATTAAAGAAATGCCATTTCAATACAAGTCTATTGCAGGAAAAAGCTTTGATGAAGTTATAAGTATGGCTAGAAGATGGGTAATTAAAGATGTTGGTCTTGATGATTCTGGAAAAGCAAACCCATGTTTAATCATATATGACTATATAAAGCTAATGGATGATTCTGGCATTGGTAAAAACATGGCAGAATATCAAGCTCTTGGCTTTTTAATGACAAACCTACATAACTTTATGGTTCAATATAATGCTTCATGTTTAGCGTTTACTCAGTTAAACAGAGATGGCATTAATCGTGAAGATACTGATGTAGCATCTGGTTCTGACAGAATACTTTGGCTATGTTCCAACTTTTCAATCTATAAAAGGAAAAGTGAAGAGGAAATGGCAGATGAAGGATTCTCTCAGGATAAGATTAGATACAATTTGAAATTAGTTCCTGTTGTCGCAAGACACGGCAAAGGAATGGATCAAGGCGATTATATAAATATATTTGCCAATTACGAATTTGGAAAAATAGAAGAAGGTCCAACTAGAAGTCAAATTTTTAAATCTCAGTCTACAAGACAAAATAATGGTTTTGTAGTGGAAGGATTACCAGATGAAATCGAAGTCAACTGAAATAACTAAGAATGAATATTTGAATGCTGTAATATGTGACAAAATAGAATTTCTTATGGACTATTTTAATATTCAATACAAATCCGTTTCGGACTCAATAGTTTGTGCTTGTCCAGTTCATGGTGGAGATAATAGAACAGCAGTAAATCTTTTTATGTCTGGACATACAAGAGTCGGTAATTGGGTTTGTTATACACATCATTGCGAAAACACATTTATAAATACATCTATAGGATTTTTCCGTGGAGTAATGAGTAATAAAAAGTATGGTTGGTCAAAGGTTGGAGATAGAACAGTTAGTTTTTCAGACACAATTGCCTCTCTTTGTGGTTTATTAAAGATAGATCTTTCCAGCATAAAAGACGATGTTACTTCTCATGCTTTTGATAAACATGCACACTTATTTACAATTGTTAAAAAACAAAAAGAGTTTTTATACACTAAAAAAGTTGTAAGAGAAAGACTTGATATACCATCAAAATACTTTGTGTCTAGAGGCTATTCTGCACACATATTAGATATGTATGACATTGGGGAATCAAAATCAGACAATAGATTCTTTAGGAAAAGAGCAGTAGTTCCAGTATATGATTCAGACAATAAAACAATTGTAGGTTTTACTGGAAGAACAATACTTGATAAATGCAATAAATGCAGTAATTATCATGAAAATGAAAGTTGTGATCCGCAAAATATTATTAGCAAATGGATTCACAACAAAGGATTTTCAAAAAAGAATTACCTTTATAATTTTGGTAATGCTAAAGATGATATTAAAAAAACTGGAATTGTTATATTGGTTGAAGGTCCAGCAGATGTATGGAAATTTGTTGAGAACGGAATACACAATGTTGTTGCTGTTTTTGGCTCTTCTCTTACAGATACACAACAGGTTTTGCTTGAATCTTCTGGTGCTACTACATTAATATTGCTTTTTGACTCAGATAAAGCTGGCAATAGTGCCTCGAATAAATTAAATTCATCTCTTTCTAGAATGTTTAAAATAATATGTCCATCTTTGCCAGATGGCATTAAAGATCCAGGCGATCTTAGCAACGAGCAAATAAATAACATGATTAAGCCTTTGATTGAAAGGAACTCGTATTAATGACAATTCAAAGACTGATAGGGTTTTCTGGAAGAAAAGGTTCTGGTAAAGATACTTTAGCTGGATTTCTTTCTTTTAATTCTCTAGAGTTTTTTGGTTGTAATTCATGCATATTTTCCTTTGCCCAAACAATGAAATCAGTAGCAATCAACTTTTTCGGATTAAAGCATAGACAAGTTTTTGGTTCTTTAGAAGATAAAAATTCACTTACAAGCTACTTATGGGAAGATCTACCTCATTATAGTGAAATAAAATCTAGTCGTTTAAACCCACCAATAGGGCAGATGACAGCTAGAGAGTTTCTGCAAGAGTTTGGAACTGGAATAGCTAGAAAAATGAATAAATCAATTCACATTAATGCTTGTTTTAATATGATAAGTAAAGAGAACTGCCTGTTGAATTTTATTACTGATGCAAGGTTTGAAAATGAAATTGATAGCATCAAAGATGCTGGTGGAATAGTTATTAGACTAACAAGAAGTACTGATAACGATAGCCATATAAGTGAAATCGAACTAGATAAATGCACAAATAAATTTGACATTATTTTAAACAATCAAAATATGTCTAAAGAAGAACAGCAGTTTGAACTTATTAGAAAACTAAAACAAATAAACTGGATTAAAAATGATCATAACTTATCTAAGGTCTAGTTCTGTAAGCTCTTATGCTTGGTGTCAACATAAATACTGGTTAACTTATAATTTAGGTTTCCAAGATGATTCCAATAAAAAAGCTGAAAAGGGTAATGTTGTTCATAAGGCATTAGAATTGTTGGCAAATAAAAAGCTTTGCCTACAAAATGAAACCTCTACATTTACAGATAGCGAATTAAAAGAAAGTTTTTCCACAATAGACATTTCTCCAGAAAGTGCCATATTATCTGCCTTTAATCATTACAAAAACAAAAGCATCCATGAGTGGGATGATAAGGATTTAAAAGAATGCTCTAAATGGACTTGGGATACACTACTATTTAATAATGGTATGTTTTCGCCTTTATCTAGAAAGATTGAGCAACCAGAGCAATATTTTGATATAGAAATTGAAGAATCTTGGGCTAAATACGAATACTATTTAGACGATGGTACTGTTATGTCTGGAAATCTTAGAATCAAAGGAACAATGGACTTAATAACCAGAGTAGACAAAAAAACAATAGAGTACATAGACTGGAAAACAGGAGAAAGAAAAAACTGGGCAACTGGAAAAGAAAAAAACTACGATGATTTTTATAAAGACTTTCAATTAAGGCTTTATCATTATGCATTAAATAAACTTTATCCAGATGAAGAAAATATAATTATTACTATTTTTTTTAATAAGGCTGGTGGTCCTTTTACATTATGTTTTCATAAAGATGATGTTAAAACAACAATTGAAATGATTAGATATGAATTTGAAAAAATAAAGTCTTGTCATTTCCCATCAAGAATTATAGACTATGGAAAGGATAAGTGGAAGTGTGAGAAGCTTTGTAGATTTTATAAAGAAAAATACGAAGACACAGAAAAATCAATATGTGACTTTATGAATAAAGAACTTATACAATTGGGCATGAATGTTGCGTATACTAAATATGCCAATAAAAAAACAGTTGTATCTTATGGCGATGGTGGTGGTCAATCTAATAGGGAGAATAATGATGTCAAAAAGTAAAAAGTGGATAATGGATCTTTTTGAAAAACAAGCTTCTACTACAGAAGATCCAACTCTTACTTCTACAAATGAAGATTGTCCAAACTTTTCTGATGAAGAAACAGATACCTGTTTAAAAACATCAGAATATATA